CTGTTGTGGCGTAGGTCATCTTTGTCACTTCCCACCAATCGACTGAGGTCTCAAGGAAGGCTGTGTCTGCTGCCCATAGGTCTGAGGTGCCTGCCGCTTCAAGGCAGTTGTAGATGACGAGATTGTTGCGCGTGATTCCGAGGCCGTTCTGCGTGATGCCGTTGGTGTCGGTGTACTCTATGTTTGCAAGCCGCCCGATTCCATCGACAGCCTTGAGTCGCATGAAGTAAGGCTGTGAGGCATCTTCGAGAGTGACCAAGTCCTGCATCACCCATCCAGCCCAAAAGAGGCTGTAGTCATCTCCTCCGAGCGCTTCGATGGCATTCTGAACGCAGTCCATTCCCTCAAGAGTTCCGCCGTCAGCAATGACTCTCTCACGATACACTTGACTTGGAGGAGGTACGCTGTTGGCCTTTAGGATGACAACGCGGAAGCGATTCTCTTGGTAGGTCTTGAGTGCATCAAAATAGTTGAGCACTTGGCCCGTGCGCAGAGCCACACCGACCTCTACCTCAGAGCTGATGATGGGGCTGATGATGTCATCAGTATCGCCCGAATAGTTGAGTGTGAAGCCATCGTCACCACACTCGAACTGATGAGCGCCTCCGAGCCATTCGGAGTCATGCAGTTCTATCTTGTACTGAGCGCCTTGGTCTGATAGAAATTCGGAGTAGAGTCTGATTGCCATAATTAGAAGCCGCGATATCGTGAACGAATACGAGAAGCCCGCTCTTGCGAGAGCAGAATATCTTGACCTTGAATGCGGCCTGTGACATTGATATTGCCACCCGCAAAGGAGTTCAGTCTATCTAGTGGAATCACAGCCTCTGGGCCTCCGCCCTCTCCGACCATTGCAAGCGTGGGGCCTGTGACGATACCACCTTCTGCCATCTGAGGGATGCCCATTATTCCCTTGAAGAGCCCTCCAACTAGTGCGCTTCCAGACAAGAGCGGCCCCCCAGCAGTTAGAGCGAAGCCTGTGCCTCCTGTGATTACCGTGATGAGTGCAGCAAGAATTGCAGCAGCGGCGGCGGCGGCAAGCAGTTTTACCGTGAGTGCCTTGAGCATGTTCATGAGGTTCTTCGTGAAGCTCTCACCGTTCTGAATGCTTGCCACGAAAAGAGTCTGCAAGGAGTTGCCTACAGCATCAATGGATAGACGCATGTAGTCAAACATATTGAGAGCGGTCTTTGGGATCAAAGCGATTTTCTCCTCGGTTTCATCAAGGATTGGCTGCATACCCTCGAACGCTGCGCGGGTCTTGTCTAGGTGCCCATAGAAGCGAGCCATCTCATCGCTACCCTCTGAGAGGCTAACGCTCCAGGCATTCATATCCTTTTGGCCTGTGCCTATCTCAAGGGTCGTGTTGATGAGTTCTTGGTTCATCTCCTTGACCTCGCGGTTCACATTGCCAAGAACGCGCTCGTATTCCTTGAGGTTCTCAATGCGCTTCTTCTCTTCGTCTGTGAGCTCCTTGGTCTCAGTGGCAGTCTCCTCTGTGCCACCTTTTGTGATTTCAAGGGTGTTGTTGTATTCTTCAGCATTGATACCCAACTCCTTGAGCACCTCGTTCTTGCTGTTGAATTGCTCATTCAATTCAGCATCTGCTCGCTGAAGCCCTATCTCAGCCTCGGTCAGAATCTTGTACTGCGTGTTCAAGCGACCCGCAAGACGGAAGGAACCAGAGGCACCTACTTCACGAATGCGGCCTGCTTTGACTTCGGCGTTGTACCAATTACGAAGCGCAAGGATGCGCTCCTCGAGAGTCATGTTGGTGAAGTCGAGCCCATGATTGTACTCCTGCTCCATTTGGCTCAATCGAGCAGCGACCTCTCGGCGCTTCTCTGCCACATTGATAGCGGCTTGAGCTTTCTTCTCAGCGGCGGCATCAATAGCCTCCTGCTGCTTCATGATGACGATGCGGTTGACTAGTTCGTCATTCAAGGCGATTGTAGCCTTCTTGAGCTCCTCGCTGCTTGTCTTCTCCGCATCAATGTTCTCCAAGTACCCAGGGTACTTTGTCTGAAGCATCGCAATGATTTCACCCTTGCGCTCGCTGCTTGTGTTGGCAGACTCAAGCTCAATGATGAGACCACCAACAGCCACGGCCTCCTCCTCTAACTTGGAAGAGAACGGCTCGCTCAGATAATTGGCGGCAGCATTGGCGAACTCTGCCATGAATCCTGCGGCAGGGCCCATGACCTTGTTGAGTCTCTCACCGATGGCTATCTGTAGGTTCTGAACGCTTGCGGCGAATGCTGCGGTCTTGTCTCCTGTGGATGTGAATGCGGCACCCGCTTTGCCCATCTCCTCCTCGGCGATCTTGGCAACGACTCTCGTGACATCGCCAATGCTCTGCGCTTCAACAGCGGCACCATTGAACTCTTTGCTCAATCGTGATGCTGAGATGCCAAGGTTGTCAAGAATCTTGGGTGACTTACGACCAATACCAACGATGACCGAGTTCAACATATAGTCAATGGACTCGCCTGTCTCCTGTGCTCGGCGTGATGCAAATTCCAAGAGGCGCGTCATCTCCTTCATTGGGATGCCGAACTGCTGTGCTTTCACAGCCGAAGTCATGAGCTCGAGGTCACTCGCTGTGCCTCGTGTTGCTGTTCTGAGGTCATTCAGAAGGCTTGGGTCAGCGAAGCGGCGGAATGCGTTCTCTACACCTTCAGCCTTGCCTGCGAGGTCAGAGGCTTCTTTGCCAAAGGATGCGATGCGATCCACTACGAAGGCCGCTCCAATGGTGGCACCCAATGCACCAAAGCCCCTCGACATATTCGAGAGGCTGCGGTCTATGTTACGAATCGAAGAGCGAAAGTCCTTGAGGTCTGCTCCAATCTTGAAGTTGATACTACTTAATGATGCCACGGCTCTTTGCTTCGTTGAGGATTTGGGTGAATGTCGGCTTCTCTTTTGGTGCTACCTTCTTGCTTTTCTCCCAAGGGAAGGTGGCTAAGTCCTTGGGCTTGAGTTGTTTCTTCAGATGCGGGTTGATAGTTATTGCTGCCAGCCACCGCGTCTGCTCCCAAGATATTTGCAGCCCTTGCTCGAGTCTCTTTTGAAAACCTTTTGCTTTGTTGGTGAAGACTCGTGGGGTGAGGTGCATGAACTCCTCCCATGTCATCGCCATCTCGCCGAGCGCGAGCTGCTCTATCTCATCCCAGCCCAGAGGTGCGCTCTCTACTTCTGGGCCGCTATCTTTCCCGCATCCGCAAAGGCGCGAGCGAATACCTCCATGCACTTGTTGAGTGCCTCTTGGTCTTCGTCAAGTAAATCAGCAACATCATCAACACTCAACTTGAAGGATGTCTTCTCGGCGCGTGCTCCGTCTTTGAGACCTGCATACATCAAGAAGATGGCCTGCTCTAGGTTGATTTCTGTGCTCAGTTGCCCCATGTCCTGCAACTTGATGCCAGAGAGATTCGTGAAGATTCTCAAGGCATTGAAGCCGTACTTGATGGGGTAGCTTTTTTCTGCGATTTCGATGTGCTCCTGCATCTCTTTCGGTTTAGTGAGTTTCGGAGGAGGGCAAGCCCTCCCCCTTCACTCGGTTATTGTTTAAGCATTCGTTGCTTCGGTCAGCGTAGAGCTTCCCTCAAACGATGCTGAGAATGAAACATTATCCTCAACTCCAGCGTCTTGGCTCAATGAAGTGAGGTAAGCAGTTCCGCTGTAGACTTTCTCGTCAGTAGCGGCGCTTCCAAACTTCACGGTCAAGGCCGTGCGTCCATTCAAATATCCATAAAGGTCAGAGGCCGTCTCCTTGCCGCTGATGTTGTAACACACCAAGCCGTCACAAGTCAAAGACCAACTGCGTTGTCCCTCCAACAATTCACGCCATCCAGCGCTGTCTTTTGTCGAGGTGTCACGGGTGTCCATCGTTACGCTCAAGCCTGCGCTTGTAGCCTTTCCGATGACCGTGTAGGTCGTACCTCCGTCCGTGCTGATAGACACGAGGACATCGGTTGCATTCATCACAGATGTAGATGCTGCCATTATTTCTCTTCTTTATTAGGTTGATTCTTGACAGCCACAAAGCCATTTGCTTTGAGCTGTTCGGCTATGTGAACAGGTACAAGAACAAGAGAGCCCGCCAAAATGGTATGCTCCTTCTTCAGTTCCCAATCTTTTGCCAACTTCACTTGTTTCATTATCTAACGATTCTGAAGGTTAAATCCACTTGCACGCCGTAGAACTCATCACCATCTGAGAAGAGGTCTCTGAGGTCGTCAAACGCACAGCTCTGGACATTTACACCAGCCACGGTGCCACTCATTCTTGGGAAGGCAGAGCGCACGCCTTCAACAGCATCTTGGCAGACGCTGTAGGTTTTAGCCACCACGGTCAGCCTCACAGAGACCTCGTCGAGGTGGCTGTCCGCATCTTTCGTGGAGCTTGGATCGACGCGGAAAACATCATACACAGCATAGGGTGCTGTGGCTCCTTGGGCCGCGAGGTATGGGAATACCCGACCGCCGAAGATGCCATTGAGTGTTGCATCGCTGTCGAACTTGCTCTTGATTACTTTTCCAACCATCACTTGACGCTGCTAAGTTTCTGAATCTGAATA